TAGATTTAAATGTTGCATACCAAGGTAAAGTAAAGATACACGATGGACTTGATAATGTTAATGCAGGAGTTCAAGATTCAAAAGTTATTCCTGATGAAGATAAGAAAAATATAAGTTCTGCTATTAAAAAGATTAAAGAAGAAAAAGTAGAAACAATGACAAAAGATGAGATAGAATCATTGAGGAGATGGGTAGCAGTAAAAGACCAATCAGGACAACCTGAAAAAGAAAAACGAAGTGCTGAATTTTACATAGCAGATGTAAGTCCGAATGATTGGAGATTTGGTAAAAAAAGTGTAGGCGGTGGAGAAAAAGCAAGAGAAGCAAGAAAAAAAGCAAAAATGACAGGTGGGAAAGGTGAAGTAGTATATAATGAATTAGTAAAATTAGCAGATGCAGTTGGATTAAAAATGGCATCACCAACTAATTCAAGAACCACTTCGAAGATGATGGCTCCTACAGCAATAAATGGAAAGAGAAAAGAAGAAAAAATTAAAGTAGGCAGAAAAGATGGTAAAGTTGTAAGTGCAACTATTGCAAAGCAAACACATACGAAAAAATCTGTACCAAGAATAAGTGATGTAGAAAAAGCTTTGATAGGCAAAGGTGTAAAACCTGATGATGCACGAAGACAAGCGAGAAAGGTAGTATTAGGTATACAAAGATATAATGACCAAATAGATTTATTAGCAGAGACAGCTGAAGCATCAGGCGGTAAATTAGAAGTAGTTGATTATGGTGATACAAGTACTACTGAAGGTAAAAAGACTGCAATTAATCAATGTTTACAAGACTTAGCAAATACATTAGAGAAAAAATTAGAAAGCACTACGCCTCCTCACCCGCCGTTAACAAGAGAACATTATGAGTTAGCAGAATTAATTAGAAATGTAAAAAACCCATTAGAAGACTCTGAATGGGATAATCTATCATTTGAAGAACAACAAGAAAGAGCAAATAAATTTAATGAAGATATGGGGCAAATATTAGTAGAGATGAATGCTTTAGGTGATATGATGACTTCACGTGCTGAAGTAGCAGAAGCTATAACTTATATGCACAGATTATCACAAGGATTTACTGCTATTATGCCATCATCTGAAACTTTTAAAGTAACTGATGTTTATGCTATAAAAGACCCAGGCGATACAAAAGACCCTAAAAAATTAGCAGAATCAATACAACAGGTATTAGTTAGTATTGAAGTTTCAGGCGGTGAAAGTGTAAAGTTTGATGGCGGAGCTAGGTCAGCATCTGCAGGTAAAGTATCGATGACCGTTTATAAGAATAAAGGCACACGAAAAACTATAAATGATTTACTTGATACATATGATAAGGTTTACAATGGAGATGATTACCCACCAAGTGATGAAGTTATAAAAGAGTTAGATGATGTAAGAGATGAGACTAAAGCACAAGTTGTAAATGATGGTATTATGACAGAAGAAGAATATGATAAGATTTACAACGCAGGATTAGAAACAGGTGAAAAAGCTTTTAATACATTTATGAAAAAAGCAGGGAACAAAGGAGACCTTGAAAAGGCAGGCTTTACTGAAGATGATTTGAGAAGAGTTAAAGAAAGTTTTATGAAACATTGTGCGCACGGAAAAGTAATGGCGGGAATCAATAATCGTGATACAGAATACAATAAGTTTAATAATGTTGCACATAAAATATCAGGATTCAAAAAAGATAAAGAAACAAAAGAGGTTGTCAAAAAAGGTAAATATAAAACCGTAGAGGCAGATGGTATAGATGTTATATCGGGGATGGATTTTAGTTGTGACCAAGGATTTAGTATTGCATCACCGCCAAAGAAAAAGATAAGTCCTGAAAACACTAATCCATCAGCAATCGTAGCTTTAGACTCACAGACAGGAAAAAAAGTTAACTAATGATAGATTCACAACTACTCTGCACTTTCTCTAACAAGAAAGAAATTACCGAAATGGTTCTTATCATCAAAGAGTCTGCTCCTCTTTCTATGAGAAAAGTATATGTCTTACAAAAAGCAGATAATCCAAATGAACTGATGTTAACTTATAATGTGAAGAAATCAGATACATCAGGATTTTTGCCTAACACAATTCTTCTACATCGAAAGAAAGAAACAAATACATTGTACACAATAAATGCAGTTAATCATATTATCAGAGAAGCAAATAATGGAGTGTTAGACACATCATACAGATTACAATGGCAAAACTATCGTAATTCAATCTTATTGACAAATAAAGAAGGTCTAAATATAATACCAACAAGATTAAAAGAAATTATTGATTTATAAAAAATAAATTGATGTTTTGACTTTTTAATTCATACTTATATATGAATGGTTACACAAGTAACAATTAACAAATTAACAATTAACTATTAGGAGATATTAAATGGATATTTCAGCAATTCGCAAGAGGTTAGAACAACTTCAAACTTCAAACACTAAAACTAATAATCTTTGGAAACCACAACCTGGTAAACAGGTAGTTCGTGTTGTTCCTTATCAGCACAACAAAGACAATCCTTTTCAAGAACTTTTCTTTCATTATGATTTAGGTGGAAAGACTTATCTTTCTCCAATCACTTTTGGTCGTCCTGACCCGATTGAAGAGTTTGCTCAGAAACTACGTTCAAGTGGTAACAAAGATGATTATCAGATAGCAAAGAAACTTATGGCAAAGATGAGAACATTTGCTCCTGTAATCGTTAGAGGTGAAGAGTCTGAAGGAGTTCGCTTTTGGGGCTTTGGTAAAATGGTTTACCAAGAGCTTCTATCCGTAATAGCTGACCCTGACTATGGTGATATCACAGATGCTATGAATGGTCGTGATATAACGGTAGAATTTACTTCTGCTGAAGATGCGGGAAAGTCTTTTCCTGTGACTACAATCAGAGTCAAGCCTAATCAAACTCCAATCACAGAAGATGATAAACTTCTTGATAGAGTAATCAATGAACAACCAAACATTCAAGAAATGTATCAGGAACGTTCTTATGAAGAACTAACTGAAGTTCTTAATAATTGGTTGACTCCTTCTGATGAAGAAGAGAGTAAAGATGACTCAGGAGCATCAGTTAGCAATGAAGTATTGTCCAAAGCAACGGTCAAAGATACTTCAGAAGCATTCGACCAGCTCTTCAATAAATAAAATCGTAAACATAACGGGGCGGGTATTTACTCGCCCCATATGAGTAAGGAGTTAGTATGTCTAACACTAAAGATGGTTTAGAAGGCCTTTTAGCCGACACCCTCAACAAAAAATTTAAAAACTTTAAAGTAGCATATTTTCTCGATGGTAGTGATTCAACTCCTACAGACATTCGAGAGTTTTTATCTACAGGTTCAAGTATATTGGATTTGGCTATTTCAAACAGACCTAATGGTGGTATTGCTGTTGGTCGTATAACTGAAATCAATGGATTAGAATCAAGTGGTAAATCTCTACTCGGTGCTCACATACTTGCAGAAACTCAAAAGAAAGATGGTGTTGCAGTTTACATAGATACTGAAACAGCAGTTAGTGAAGAGTTTCTACAGGTGATTGGTGTCGATAGTAAGAAAATGTTATATCTACATTTAGAAACCGTAGAAGATATTTTTGAAGCAATCGAAGAGATTGTTACTAAAGTTCGTGAAAGTGATAAGAATAGATTGGTAACTATATTAGTTGATTCAGTTGCTGCGGCGTCTACTAAATTTGAGATTGAAGCAGACTTTGATAAAGATGGATATGCGACACACAAAGCAATCATCATATCTAAAGCACTTCGTAAGATTACTCAAATGATTGGTAGACAACGTGTAGCACTTGTGTTTACTAATCAGTTAAGACAAAAACTTGGTGTTATGTTTGGAGACCCTTACACAACATCAGGTGGTAAAGCACTTCCTTTTCACGCTTCGACAAGACTTCGTTTAAAGAACAAAGGTCAAATAAAAGATGCACAAAAGAATACTATCGGTATGACTATAACTTCACAAGTTATAAAGAACAGGTTAGGTCCGCCTTTGAGAAGAGCAGACTTTCCTTTGTACTTTGATAGAGGTATCGATGATAAAGCATCTTGGTTACAAGTGATGAAAGAATACAAACTTGTTAAACAAACAGGAGCTTGGTATACTTTAGAACATAACGGACAAGACATTAAATTTCAATCAAAAGACTTCGAATCTATATTAGGAGAACACGATGGACTTGAAGAAAAGTTATATAATGAAAT